GTTTTTCATTGTATTATATGTTGTGTGTATGTGTATGTATTATTGAGTGAATTATAATTAATATTGAGCATCTATCCAATTTTCCAGCTCTTCCGAATCCTCCCAAAAGGTGAGCTTTGGAGCTCCAAAAGTGATGAAAGCAAAAATGCCGTCAATATAGTAATGATTGCCTTGTGATGTAGTGTAGTTTTTCATTGTATTATATATTTCTTTATGTGTTATGCAGCGGTCTTTTCCCGTGCTTCAATTACTGTTATTTACTAGTATTTAGTACGTGTCAAATGTTTTTTTAATTATTTAGTGTTAGTTATGATTATTTTGTCATCCGTTGATGACAAGAGAAATGTTGATTTAAAATCGTGGTTACATTGTCGTATACCTCATCGAATAATTCTTGCGCTTCGACTGTAAGAACTTCTGTACCATCAACTACTTCGATAGCTAACCATTCGCCAATTCTGCGCTCGACCTCATTCTCTGCGATTTCTGATGCGGCTCTCATTATTTTTTCTACTGTTTTCATAATATTTAAAAAGCGGTTTTACAGATCCGCAAACTGGTTTGATTATGTGGATTAATATTTAATTGAAAGATCCCTCAGCGTTTCAAGGTTAGCCTGTGTAAGATCATAAATGGTGACAGTAGTTTTACCGCTCTTATCAGTCTTGGAAAGATCGTGACCTTTCATTGTTGCCAATGCCCAAGCGCTTGCGAATAGCTTTGCCCTTTGGCGTGAATCGTAAGTTATTTCTACAGATTTTATGTCGATCATAATATTTAAAAAGCGGTTTTACAGATCCGCAAACTGTTTTAATTATGTGTATACTATATACCGGAAGACTGAGTGAAAGAATCACCGAAACGCCAAGACCACTGCCCCGTTGCGTAATTTGGGACTTTTACTTTGCCGTAAAAAACAGGCAGTTCGCCGCCGTCTTCTGATATTGTTGGAGATCCGACATATTTCTTCCCGTTCCAGTCAACATTGACGCCAATATTGAAGTCTTCTAGTACTTCTATATTATCGCCTATTACATCGCCTTTTTTTGGCACATTGTAGCCAACTTCCAATGTAGCGAAAACGCGGCCAGTGCCAGTTTCTCTTGTATTATTATATTTCATATTATTTATTATTTATTATTTATTATTTAATAGTGAAGCGCCAGTAAAAGCCTATTGAATGCACAGGGTCAAGTATATTTTTCAATTATTTTCTAAGCCAAACCTTTCCACTATTGATGCAGCGCGAACAATGGAGCGAATAATGGAGCTAATAACAGTGCGAACAATGGAGCGAATAACAGCGCGAACATATCCCCTCAATTAAGAATAAAACAATCCTTCACGCGTACCCGGTAACACTGCACATCCGATAACTACTGCACAAGTGAGCACTGGTGAACAAGTGAGCACCAGGGGGTGGAGGGGGTCGAGGAGTTGCCGCCGGTCCGTATAT